TAAGCTTACTTGTTGTACAAGTCATAATAACTTCATCGGCGAAGCTGCTGGATCAACAGCGAATTGCGGTTGTCATAATAATTTTATTGGTTACACAGCAGGTTACGGTGCTACTAATTCTTCACACTCTACGTTTATAGGTATGGGTGCTGGCTCGAATACTTGCTACGTATCAAATTCTGTTTTTATTGGATGTAATGCGGGTACAAGTGCAAGTAGTATAAGTAACTCAATTGCTATTGGATCTGGTGCTGTCGTCACTGGGTCAGGTCAGTTAGTTCTTGGATCGAATTGTAACCAATTATGTCTTGGAGGTGGAGTAAATTTCACCGGGTTTTCGTGTGATAGTTTATGTATCAATATTAATGGTAGCAGTTTCCGTATCCCGCTAGTTTAGTTAATTACCCATGAAAATCGTAATGAAATCCTGTAAGACTATCGTAGAGTGGTCCCAAAATTTCTCTACTATCATCAACCTGCGGTTTAATTACAGGTCTAATAGTGTGTAAATCAGTAAAGCCGTGCTCAATATCTTTTTCGAATGTATATTGCACAACATTGTTAAAATCGTGGTCAAAATAAGGTTTTTCTAAAAACTCATAAACCTCTCTCATAGCGATTTCTGGTGATGTAGTAAGTTTTTCGTAGTCAATAAAATGAAATTTACTTTTATGTCCTCGTAAGAAAGCATCTTGTATGGTATTGAATGTCGACCCTACTACACCGTTTGTCCAAGCGTTTATACGAGTTGACATAATACTCATCTCTTGTGTACGTTGCATAGGAGAACTTATGTTTTTAAGTTCTTTTCTATATAATTTTTCGAAAGACGCAATTATACTCGGTAAGCTTCGTATTGTCGTTAGAATCTTAATAGGTTTCTCTGTAGACATCTCTATAAGTTCTATTAGAGAGCACCAACCACGCGACTTATTGAATACTACGGGTCTACCTGTATCACTGTGATATGACTGTATTAGATCCTTAATAACTCTTAACTGTTTTTCCGGGGGTTCTGAAGCCTTTATAGTCGGGTTCTGATGCCACATATGATTTATGTTTGACACAATATCAGATAATCCGCTTGTAGGTGTTGTATGAAAATCTGGGTTTTGAGCTAGAATATTGCATAAGAGCGTTGACCCTGAGCGAGGCATTCCGTTAATAAAGAAAATTTCTTTGTCCATATAGCTATTTACACATTAAATCTAGTAAAGCAATGGTGTTCTATTATGTAGTTGATAATTTACCTTTTGAATATAAAATACTAGTATGAGTCTTGCAGATAACATCTTCGACATGATTTACTATATAAATCTAGAGAAAGACGAAGATAGGAATAACAACATGTTAAAATATTTTGCATTGTTTGGCATTAAAAATTACAAACGTACAGAGGGCTCAGTTGTAGATGTAGATTTAAGTTCGATACCTTATGGTGCGTATAGAAATTTTAATCGTAAGGATGAAAATTATATAAAGAACGCATTAGGGTGTAGATTGTCGCATCTTAACTGTATTGCAGATGCGAAGCAGAACAATTTTAAGCGTATTCTTATTTTCGAAGATGATATTCAGTTTTCAAAAAACCTCGACGACTTGCTGTTAGGTAATTACAACAATCTTCACGATTTTGATATGCTTTACTTAGGTGGTCTCGAAGAGCAGTTATTCAGGAATCAAATAGTTACAACTCACGCGTATGCTCTTTCTGAAAATATATATGAAGATATCCTTAATATGGCCATTCCATCAGGAATGGAGATCGATAACTTTTATGCAAAGATTATTCAACACATGTCCGTAAATAATCGAGTGGGTGGTAAATATCTCGTAAAAAAAACGGAGCCATTCAACACTGTATATCAAGACAGGCAGAACTTTAAATCAAATTTTGACCAATGAGAACAATCTTTCACATAACAGGAGGACTAGGTAAGCATGTAGCTGCTACTAGTGTTATCGATTCATATACGCATGAAAATAAAGACGATGAGATTATTGTATGTAGCGCGTACCCTGGAGTATTTGAACGTAATGAAGGTGTAAGTGATAGTAGGGATCTCAACAGTCTCGAGTATTTTTATAGAGATTATATCTCAGGGAGAACTGATACAAAAATCTTCGCTCAGGATCCATACAGACAACAAGATCATATTTTTAAAAGAAAACACCTAATCGAAACTTGGTGCGATCTTGTAGGTATAAAGCAATACAAGAGACCATCACTTAATCTTAATTTTAGAGAGGTAGACATTGCAGGAAAGAGATTTCTTAATAACTCGAAACCGCTGTGTGTCTTTCAGCCATTTGGAGGCAGTGTATACACTCTACCTTATAACTGGGCAAGAGATATTCACCCTAATATTGCTCAGTCAATAGTGAATATGCTAGTACAGAAAGGCTATCATGTATTACATGTGTGTAATCAATATCACCCTGTACTCGAAAACTGCGAGAGATTAGATGAACGGTGTACAGTAGGAACTCTCACAGCTATTATACATCTATCAACTGAACGCATTCTTATCGATTCCTCTTTACAGCATATTGCTGCTGCGATTGGTAAGCCATCGAAGGTGGTATGGAATGTTACATCACCTACACTATTCGGCTACGATGTACATACAAACATTCTCCCTAAAGCTGATTACTCTAAAGGTCACAGAAAATCATACTTGTATGATTTCGAAATCGGTGGTATTCCGGCTGAGTGCCCATTCGATAAATATACTCAAATGTTCGATGAAGAAGCAATTTACAATGCAGTTCTCTCAGATCCCCTCGATTCAAGTAATATACACAATAAAGCATAAATATCATATATGTCAATCTTAACTGATAACAAAATTCCTTCCGCAGCTCCGGTAACTCCTGAGATGAGACAACAGAGACTCAAAGCTGTCGCTAATAACATTGTAAACACAACACGCGAAACTTTTAATAATTTAGTTCATGTACAGCGTAGAGGTATTGATCTTGTATGGGCAAACGATAACTTTACTCCGCAAGAAATCCTAAATGAGCTTGGAGATCAAGCACCAGCTATCTTTGCAATGCATAAAGAGCTATCCGAGTTTATTACTGATGTTGCTACTGTTAATAATGTTCAAGTTGATCTCAAACAACCTACACACAACTTTACAGTAGTAGATAATAATATTATTGTAGGAGATAGACTTTAATAGTACTCTCCATATATGTCTGTATTGTTAACAGACATATCAAATACTTCATCCTTAGATATTGCGTTTATATTACCTGGATATGACTTAGCAGGTGATGCTGAGACACCAGGTATAGTAGACGATATAATACCTGAGAAAGCATTGTCGTAAACTTGCTGATTTTGCTTCTCGAGAGGCGCGCCAGGTTCGAATGAGTACATAAATCTCTTAGCACGTAATCTATAAACATAGTGACCAAGTACTGGGTTAAGTGTAGCTACATCTTGGTCAGTTCTCTCTGTAACTTCATAGATTTTCGCTCCTCTACCATTAGGTCTATCACATCCTAACGGCCATACCTCGATCAAATCACCAGACTTTGGTTCGACAGATTGACCTGTAGATGTATACACGTCTTGTGCTGAATAACGTGCTGTACTAAAGTCATAGCCACCTGTTTCGAGTGTTAATGAATCAATGTTAGCAGGAAAATTAAATCCTGGTGTAGCTGATTGAGCTTGTACATAAGAGCGATACGCTTCATAGCTAGATAAAGCACCAGTCTGTGTACGAATATAAAAGTCTCTGTTTGCTATTTCATCTTCAAATGTTTGTATATGCACAAACCCTGTAAACTCATCATCAGGTGCAAAACCAAACTTAGAGAGCTTAATTGCACCATCTGTTAGCTCAATATACATCATGAGTGGAACAGGTCCATAAAATACGGCTGTAGGTTGCGAGCCATAAAAGGTATCGCACGCTGAAAGACTAAAAGAGTGAATATAGTAATTAACTGGAATACCAAAGTTGTTTATGAGGTCTTTAAAAGCCATATCATAAACTAACTGCTCACCCATTAGATTTGCAGGGTTAAATAATTGCCCGCAATTTGGGTTTGCGACTGCGGCAAACACACTATCAATAGTGCACTCAGATCTCGATGTATTACAGCCCATATAAGTTATTTAGTTGTTACCTTACCATACTGCTGTCCATCTTGACCGATATACATCTCTACAGTAGAAGAAGAATTACCTAGATGCTTAGTTTCTCCAGGTTGAAAAGTTATATTATAAGAGTTAAGTAAGTTTAGTAATACTTGACCTGATATATTACCTGTTGGAATATCGTAACGAGGCTTATACTCCTTCTTAACAGTATTGACATTTTTTCTCATGTGCATACGGTCATAAGACTTACCGTTAATACCTGATTTAAGTGATACTAGTCCACTATGCAGTGCGTTTTCCTTCTTTGCATATTCAAGTAGGTAGTACTCTTTAAAACTCGTCATATCTATATTTATACAAAACGGGCTTGGTTATACAACCAAGCCCGTCTCTTAATTCCTTGTCTTAATTAAAATTATTGCTCAAAAAGAGAACCGCCTACTTTAAGCTTACCAACTTTGTTGCTTTTGCCCATGTTAGGTTGCTTAGCATTAACAAGCGCGTGACCATAGTCACCGTCGTTACCTACTTTGTCTGTGTATGCAGAGCTAGCACCGCCGGATTGAACTTTAAGAGTCCCAACTTTGTTGTTCTTACCCATGTCAACTTGTTTAGCATTGACAAGAGTGTGACCAAGTTCTTCTTCGTCTTCATCGCCGAAGTCATCGCCGTAATCTTCATCATCTGCATTTTCGTCTTCCATGTCGAAGTCACCTTCGTCACCAAAGTCTTCTTCACCACCTTCAAGAACACTCATAAGAACATCGTGAAGTTTTTGTGCAGTTGCGCGGTCAAGTGTGAATGTAACTTCATCTTCACCAGCCATATTACCATCACCTTCATCGTCAATGCCGAGAGCATCGAGTTCTTCAGCTTCGCCCATTTCACCACCCATTTCAGGAGCACCTGGGGTCATAACATTTTCGTAGAGTCTATCAAACAAAGATTTTTTTCTCATAAAATTATTTATACTTCTTTCTGCCATTTTTTGTGATTCTGTTGTCAGTTTTTTCTTCTTAGTTTTTGATCCATCTTTTTTGACGGTATCATAATCAGGCTGAGATAAAACATCGATATCGTATAGATTATCACTATCATCCTCAGTGTCGCGTCTATCAACCACTTTCTTAACATATCCTTCTGTATCATCAGGTCCTCCTTTAATGAGAGGCGCTTCACCGATTTCACCGGGTTTAACCTTATTATTGTGTTTAATCTTACTCTTCATTTGATTGAGAGATTCACTATATATTTGACCGATTTTAAAAAAGTCGCTTTTAGACATAAGTATATTTATACCTTTATGGCCAAAAAGACAGACAAAACAGAGTTTTACCTTGGAAATCCAAATTTACCTGCAGCTGATGCAGTTATTAGTTACGAGCCATGGATGATAAAAGAGATAAAGAAGGCTAGAGAAAATATTTTATACTTTGTAGAAAACTTTTTCTTTATTGTTAACCTAGATAGAGGTAGAGAGAAAATTAAACTACACTCATGCCAAAAACGAGCTGTACGTAAGATGCGCGATAATAGATTCTTTATTCTTTTAGCATCTCGACAGATCGGTAAATCAACAATGATGACAATATATGTTCTCTGGCAAGCGTGTTTTTGTGATGATCAACGAATACTTCTTGTAGCTAACAAAGAGGCTACTGCTATTGAGATCTTTCAACGTGTGCGACTAGCATTCGAAGAATTACCTGTTTGGTTGAAACCAGGTGTTAAAGAATACGGTAAGACTTCAATGACACTAGATAATGGTAGTCGTATAGGTATATCAACTACAACAGGATCTGCAGCTAGGGGTCAGTCCGTGAATGTTGTTGTTATTGACGAGATGGGTCACATTGAACCTCACCTTATGGATGAATTTTGGAAATCCGTCTTCCCGATTATCTCATCATCAAAGAAATCAAAGATATTCGTGTGTTCTACAGCGAATGGTACTGATAACTTATTTTATAAGTTATATGATGGAGCTGAGAAGGGTGAGAATGG